ATCAAAAAGTTTAAAAAAAAGTTTAAAAGCGGGTCTATTTTCGCGTTTACTAAAGGATTATATATAGCCAAATTTGCCGTTTTAATAGATTCTTCTGAGGAACTTAGCTTTTTAATTTTACCTGATATGATTCCATATACAATGGATAAAGATGATTTTTATAATAAACATAGAACAGGTATAATTGATTATATTGAAGTTTTACCTGACGATATCTTTAGTGTGGTTAAAGCACAGTATTTAAAAAACATACATGCAGAGTAAATAATAGTATGAATATACCCGCCGGGCATTTTGTTAAGCCAGTAAAAATTGTTTCTCCTATTAGTGGACAAACATCTACCCCTAAAATTATTGAAAGAGAAGTCGGCGATAACATTCATGTAGAGGCACACTGGTATGATCCTTCAAGCGGTGCATTTATTAGAAAAGGTATTATTGAAGTAAGACCTAAAAAACAATAACTTGTTTTCCTAGAATTGTATATATTATAGATATGTGATTAATGTACCAGAAGAGTATATTATTGCAAAGTTTTTTCAATTTGCAGGTTATGCAAAATATAAAAGATTAGCAAATGTATATGAGGGAGGCTGCCCAACATGTAGGGAGGGTAATAGTTGGGGCAGAAAAAGAAGACTATTTTACTTACCTAAAAAAAAGATTATTTGTTGCCATAATTGCGGTTGGTACGGTAATCCCTATAAATGGATAAAACATGTTAGTGGCAATAATGATATTGACATTATTAACGAAATAAAAAACTTTAATTTTGAACCAGCTAAGCTGTATAAAGAAGAAGAAAAAAAGCCAGTAGTAGTACAAAGCAGCAACCTACCAGATAATTCTATAAATTTAACTGACCCATCGCAAATAAAATTTTATAAAGACAATAAAATTGTGCAGCTTGCTTTAAATTATATTTTATCTAGAAGATTAGATACATGTATAAACCCGCCCACCTCTTTTTTTGTTTCTCTAACTGATAAAGTACACAAAAATAGATTAATATTACCATTTTATTATAATCGTAATATTATCTTCTACCAAACACGTACATTACTTGAATCAGATAATAAAACAAAACCAAAATATCTTTCCAAAATATCAGGTGAAAAATCACTCTTTAATTTTGATAATATAAAAAGTGAAAACGAAAACATATTTATATTTGAAGGCCCTATAGATTCATGTTTTGTTGAGAACGGTGTTGGTGTTACCGGTATTCAAGAAAGAAGTAAACAGACATTTAGCCCATTACAAAAAAATCAAATAGACCAATTTAAACTACATAAAAAAATATATGTGCTAGATTCTCAATGGTTAGATTCTGCTAGCGCTAGAAAATCTAAAATATTACTGCAACAAAATGAAAATGTATTTATATGGCCTGAAAAGCTAGGTAAAAAATTTAAAGATTTTAATGATATTTGTGTTAAATTAAAGCGTGATAAAATAAAACCAGAGATAATATTAGAAAATAGTTACACTGGATTAAAGGGTTTAGTACAGCTTAGTAAGATTATCCGTTATCGTTAGAACCAGCTATTAGATAACCCTTAAGTGACTCTGCAAGTGAACTCAAATCAACTGCTACTCTAGCTATTTTCTTGGTCTCGCTTCTAGCAATCTTTTCGAAAAGTGAATCACAACCAGCTTGATGCAATTTAGATTGAATAGATTGATCATCTACACCATTTAAATATGTTATAAACTCGTCAATCTTTCCAATCCAACTCTGTAATTCACCTAATTGCGCGGCTGTGGATTCTTGCTTTGCAACCGCCACTTGATCTGCGCCCTTCACAGCACCTAAATCTTGTACATCTGTTGTTGTAAGCTGTTGATTAGCTGCAGCTTGGTCTGCTGATTGATCTGCTGTAACCGCATTTTCATCTGCTTCCATTATATTAAAAAAGCGAGATTGATAATTTTTCATATATTTATTTATTAAATATTTATATGATTTCATTCAAAAAAATGTGTGAAGATACACAAATGATGTCTGGTGATAGATATGTTGCAGGTATAGCTAATAGAGATTTAAAGAGTAACCCTATTACAATCAACGGTTTATTTGGCAATCATCAACAAAATCCCAACGACGTTAATGTAAAAAGGGCTATACCTCACGAATTGACTAACGTTTATGATTTAATAGAACATATTTTTCTTTGCTGTGATAACTTGTATTCTAAATTAAATGAAGCATCTACCAATCCCACTGTTAAAGGCAAAAAAACATATTTAAAATTTGCTAAGTTATTAACAAAAAAAATATACGATATGACTAAAAAATTAGCTTATGTAACAAGAAAATTAGTTGAAAATTAAATTGTTTAAGTTATAATAATGTGTGTTTAATATAATAAAAAGTCTACTAACTACTTCTGCTATAGCAGCTGCAATTGCATTAATTCTATTACCATTAACAAAAAGTTTTTTAACAATATTTTTTGTTTCAATTATAATTCAATTCATAGTATTTTATATAATTGGCTCAATTATCGATGTAATGAGTGAAATTAAGTTAAAGCAGATTGAAGCTATTACAATATCGGAACTTTCAAAACAAAGTATTGAGGTTGAATGTCCATGTTTTAAGAAAGCACGTGAAGTTGTGCCTGTTACACTAAACCAAGACAATTCCTATAAATGCGGTACATGCGGTAAAACTAATTCTATAATAATTACTGCTGAAACTGCTTCTGTTACTGAACCGATTTCACTCACGCTACCAATCCCCGCACCTGAACAATGATAGAGATTAACGTTAAACCTGCTAGTTTTACAGATTTAGATAAACCTATTGTACCTGACTATGCAGAAGTAAAACCTTTTCTTGAAAAACATTTTAATAAAACAGATCTTACTTCTGGAGCCGCACTATCTTATAATTGTGTTACTATTAGTGATTACATAGATATATTATTTCATATTTTAAAAGAAAATACTGACACGGTGTCTCCCAACGATTTAAAGCAAGATTTTTTTCAAGCCCAAACAATATTAAAGACTATATTCAAAAATAATAATAATTTAGAAAAGTTCTTGACTATGGTATTAGGTTCCATTATAAAAGTATGTAATGAATACAAACAGAACAATAACACTTCAATTAAAAAGCAATAATACCGAAACACTTTCTTTAGAATGTGCTGCGAGGTGGTTATCTTTAATGGAAGCTATTTATATTATTGGTAAAAAAGCTGACGAGATGGGTGTTAATATTGATAAGAGTGTATCATGGATTAAGCCTATTGACTTTCAAAAGTATCTTGACGCGCGTTATACATCAATGCTGCATGAGCTAGAGCTTGATAAAGGACTGTTTACAGGTGGCATTAAGAGTTATAAAGAGCTTGAGAAACTTGAAGAGCAACCAGAAGAAGCTTAATCGTACTCACCATACACACTGGTATTGTTTTTGCCATCAAATACTTGCTTTGAAGCTGTATTAATATCAAATGTGTAATTTTTTGTTGCGCCTTTAGCATTATCATCTTTAGGATTATCAAACACTTGTGTATTTCCTTTTTCAGCTGTAAGACCCGGTTCGAAGCTATATTCAAACCGCTTAGCTTTTAATAACCAAACATAATGACCCAATAACGGGTTAATTTTGTTTATATCTTGATCAAGTCTTTCTGTTATTTGAAACATTTTCCCGTCTCTCTCACCTGGTCTATCGCTACCATATTCTGTTAGCTTAAAAACATCATCTGATTTTGGTTCAATTGCATAACCATGAAAAAGCGCAGATAGAGAAGGTGTATTATAAGCCTCATAAAATGAACTAATATGAATATACATTGTAATTTCATCTTCTGATTGAAAACCAAACTTACTCAATAAAAGCGAATTTTCATTTAAATCAATAAACGCTATAAAACTAATAGGTATACCGTATTCAGATAAAGGCTGTTCCCCATAAAAATTATCGGCGGTCAATGCAGGATTATAAGTATTAATAAAATATGTTACTTTAGTTCCATAAAGATTGATTTGCTCTCTTATGGTATTTGATACTAAAGCTCTTTCACATTGATTTTTATCTTTGTCAAGGAACCTAAAACAACTATTCTCTGTTTTATCTGATGGTAATGGGTAAAATCTTATGTCTGGGCTACCAGTGTATCTGTCAACGCTCATAGTCTCTCCATTACAAATTTGTTAAATGTTGTGTCATAATACAAAGTTATTCCTGTATTGCCTAGTTTTTTTATTTCGCCAGGTCTTACTGAATCTATACTATATAAATTTTGAAGCTTTTTAAATTCACCGGGCGATAAAACATGTTTACCTTTTTGACCATTACGTAAGCTATCTAATTTTTGAAAAGAACGCAAGTCTGACTTATGCATATCAGGTACAAATTGAGGATTTTTTCTATCAAAACCAGTTCTACCCACTGGGTGTTGATGCCTTTTTCTCGGACCCACAGTCATTTTAAAGAATTTTTTTGTTTCTTTCTTTTTTTGTTTCATTTGTTTTAAAGAATTGTTTTTTATATTCTTTAAACCTGTATTTGTAACAACTTTAGTCAAATATGATTCAGTTAACGACTTATCATATGCTTTATATATAATATCATTCAATCTATCTATATAACCTTCTCTTCTTAATGTTTTAAATACTAGATTATTAACGGAAAGCTCACCATCTATTTCAAGACTTTCTTTTCTATCTGCTTTTAATTTTTTAAAATATTTTTTTGCACTGTTTAATAATTTTTCAGCATAATCCTTGGTAACATCTTTTTCAATATCTCTTGCTAAAGACAAAATGTGAGCTTTATATTGATTTACTTTTTTATTTACAAGCGATTCATCAACTGAATTAGTAATTTTTTTGGGTTCAACCAACCATTTATTTTTTAGTATAGAATAAACTCCGGAAGAACTATGTATTTCTTTTTTGTCTTGATAATATATCTCAACTTCATGGCCTCCGAAAGTAATTTCGTGTCTTAAATTCCATACAAACTTATTACAGTCAAGAGCTTTTTTAACCAACTCTACATCTTTATTAATTTTTGAAAAATCTAAAACTAAATGTAAATCAACGTCCGAATCTTTATTGTAGGTAAAATTTGCAAGCGAACCAGTAAATGTAACGTCAATCAACTCTACATCTACTTCAAGCTCTTCAAATGCTTTATTTGCAATAATAAGCAATTTTTCTCTAATTTTTTCTTTTAAGTTATTATTCTCGTCGAAAAAAATAGTATTAAGTTTATCATTTACAAATTCAGTACCCATAATGTTATTTAATCAAAAAAAAGCCCCTCTTGCGAGGGGCTTTAATTTTAATAATCTATTTTAGACGTTGTAAAAGGGTTGATTGTTGCCCTTGATTCTGCTGTTAACGACATTTGACTTGCCCTTAACTGAATCAGCATGACCCTTCTTCATGTTAACAAGTGGATGACCGAGATCACCATCATCACCAACTTTATCTGTTGTCTTCGATTCACCGCCCTTACCAGCCTTCTTACCAGCTGTTGAAACATCACTTGGTACAACGTGTGAACCAGATGATACTTTGTTCAAGCCTTTTGATAGCTTTTCGCCATCAACTACTGGTGTGCCAACTTCTTCTGCGTCTACTGCTTCACCAGCAACTTCTTTCTTCTCTTCTTTCTTCTCTTCCTTCTTGCCTTCTTCTTGCTCTTCACCATCTTCTTCACCTTCATCTTCCTGACCTTCGTCAGATGGCTTTTCAGAAGAAAACTCATCGGAAGGAGCTTCCTCATCACCAGTGTCTTCCGATGGACATTTATCGTGAGCAAGCTGTAAAAGTTCTAATGCCTTAGCAATTAGCTCCTTTGAGCTCATTTCAGCTTCGGACTTCTCACCCTCTGTCTCAGAAGGGCCAATGCCGAGCTCTTGCGCGTCGAGGGCTTCGGCATCTTCTGTGCCGCCCATCACCTCTTCGTAGAGTTTGTCAAAAATAGATTTATTATTCATAAAATTATTTATACTCTCTTTTACCCTTTTTTCAACATTATTTGAAAATTTTTCAGGCTCATATACATTTTCTTTTCCTTTATTTACCTTAGGGTCTACTATTTCTTTCTTAAAACCATCTGCATTCTCTGGACCAGAATCTTTATGCAGAAAAGGTTGTTTTGAAGCTTTATCTTTTAAGGGCTCTTTATTTTTCTCTATAGGGAGTGGTTGAGCTGGCTTGCCAGGCTTTGTTCCAAATTTTGCTTTTGGATCGCTTAGTTTCTGAGTATGTACAGCTTCGTATACTTTTGATAAATCAACAAGGTCCCTAACTTTATTCATATAAGTATTTATATAATGCCGCTTAAAGATTCTAAGTTTTATTTAGGTAACAAAAACTTACCTACAGCGGAGACAACATTCGAATGGACAAAGGAAATGTTGTCTGAATTAAAAAAATGTAGCAAGAATATATTACATTTTGCAGAAAACTATTTTTATATAGTTAATCTTGATAGAGGAAGAGAAAAAATAAAACTTCATACCTATCAAAAGAGAATATTAAGAGCATTAAGAGATAATAGGTTTGTAGTATTTCTTTCATCTAGACAGTCCGGTAAAACAACATTAATGACGATATATGCATTATGGATAAGTTGTTTTTTTGATGATCAAAGAATCTTAATTGTTGCAAATAAAGAGCAAACTGCAATTAATATTTTTAAACGTGTAAGATTAGCTTATGAACAATTGCCTAATTACTTAAAACCTGGAGCTGTTGAGTACGGTAAAACATCTATGGTGTTAGCTAATGGCAGTAGTATTGGTATTTCAACAACATCTTCTGATGCAGGTAGAGGTGATAGCTGTAATGTATTAATTTTAGATGAGCTTGCATTTATTGATCAAGGCATGGTAACAGACTTTTGGAAATCTGTTTATCCTATTATTTCATCTTCTAAAAAATCAAAAATATTTGTAGCAAGCACCCCAAACGGTACTGGAAATTTATTTCACGAATTATATTCCGGTGCAATTGAAAATTCTAATGGGTGGCATGCTGAAAGAGTTGATTGGTGGGAAGTACCCGGTCGTGATGAAGACTGGAAGCTAAAAACAATTCGGTCGTTAGGTAGTAAAGAATATTTTGATCAGGAATTTGGTAATGTATTTTTACAGACAGGTGAAAGTTCTCTTTCTGATCAACTTTTTGAAAAATTAAAAGAAAATATAAAAGATCCAGAATTTGTTTTTGATAATGGTAAATACAGAGTTTGGGAAGAACCAAATGAAAACAGAGTATATGTTGTTGGCGTCGATATAGCGGAGGGTGTTAATAGCAATTATAGCGTTATACAGGTACTTGATGTAACCGATCTCAAAGAAATAAAACAATCCGCAATTTTTGCTGATAATGCAATTACACCATATAATTTTATTTCTAAGCTTTTAGAAATTTTAAGACAATATGGATCACCACCGGTGCTAATCGAAAGAAATAATTGTGGTGCACAAGTTGTGGACCAACTTAAAATTACACATCATTATGAAAATATCGTAAATTATTCTCCAAAAATTAAAGGCACCGAGTATATAAAACGCCCCGGTGTTATTGCACACACTAACACAAAATATAGAGGTGTTACGAATATGAGGTATTGGATTAATGAATTAAATGTTGTAAAAATTTTTGATAGAGATACAGTAATGGAATTAAAAAACTTTGTAAGATATCCAAACGGTACTTGGGCTGCTAGAGAAGGAAACTATTATGATGATAGAGTTATGGCATTAATTTGGGGACTCATGGGGCTTGAAAATGAAGTTTGCGAAAAATTTTTCGATATTATAGAATTTGATGCAAATAGAAAACCTTTACTTATAAAATTACTAGATTATGGTTTAAGAAGTTTTATAAAACCATCTTCTTATTTAAATAATGAAAGAGGAGGATATGGTGAAAATGTACTGCCCGCTATTATCAGTAGAAATGAAGCTGAATCGATTGATATCGATGACTTAAAAAGCCAAGGATGGAAATTTTTAACTGATTATTTAAAATGAACACAGAATACGCACAATCACCATTTAATAAGCAGCGCAAAGACAAATTTATCTTTGTGATGTCATTGCCTGAGGCATTAAAAGATATTAATAAAAAAATTACAAGAAGTTCTAATAATATTTTATTTGATTCTATTGAGTTTAGTGTTTACGGTGTAAACATCCCAAGCATTTCTATAAATGAAGTTGTATCTCGTTATGCTGGTCAAACGTTACATGTTTCTTCTGAAAGCAGACCTCCTTATCCTAATGTAACTGTAAGCTTTACAATAGACAATTATTTTAATAATTATTGGGTCATTTATAGTTGGTTAGATTTAATTAATCATCAAAAATTCAATCAATTAGATCATAGAGACTTGACTAATAGTGTTACTTCAGATGTCTATAAGTCAACGTTTACTTTATATGGCCTAGATGAATATAACAATAAAGTAATTCAATTTGATTTTACTAGGGCTTTCCCTACTTTATTAGGCGAAATAGCTTATAATTATAGAGATGCATCACAAATAGACACATCATTTGAATTCTCGTTTGACCAGCTACTAGTAAAAATTTTGTCGCCAGAAAATACCCAACCAATTACAACTAATTTGTAAAAAGCAAAGAAATTTGTGACGAAAAAATATAAATATTTCTAGTATGGCAAGAACAATCCAAAGCCCCGGTGTACAAATTAGTGAAGTAGATCTTTCTTTAAGAGCAGCAACAAACGACGTAACTAACGTTCTAGTTGCAGGTTTTGCTCCTCAAGGACCTACTTACGAGCCAATTGTAGTTTCAACATTATCAGAGTTTACCCAAATTTTCGGCCTGCCCACTAATGCAGCTGAAAGATATTTCTACCATACTGCAAAAGCAGTTTTTCAAAGCCCTGCAACAATGTATGCTGCAAGACTCGGTTACGGTGCCAATCTCGGCGAAGGGTTTGGTTCAAAATATACCGCACTAGTATATCCTGTTCGTGGTAAAAAAGCAAGTAATAACGATATACAAACAGACTTAACACTTATTAAAGATGATGGCGATATGTTCTTGCTTGGTAAACCAAATTTAGTTGAATTAACAGATGCACAGTATCAAGATATATTAAATGGTAGTGCATTTGTCTGGAATTCTAACGTAACTGACACAAACGGTCAAATAACATCAGTTTCATCGTTTGGTAATGCTGGTATTATTGTTTTAAACAAACAAAAGTATAACGTTAATTCAAATTTTGAAGGTTATTATGTTGGTTTAATAGATAATACCCAAGTTAACCCACAAATTGATTACCGTGGTATATCAAGCGCATACACTGTAAGCGTTTCTGGTACAAGAACAGGCGGCACTGCTGCTGTTAACACATACACACCTCTATTAGAAACAAGATTAGATTTTCCTCTAAGCGCAGCTTTTGATGGTCCTACTGGCTCCTTATCACAAGATATGGAATTCACCACATTTAATATTGGTGTAACAGGTTATAGAGATTGCTTAAACATCGGTGTATTTAAACTGTATCAATCTGTCTTTTCACCAAACGTTGTACAGTTAACAAAAACATTAGTCGAACAATACACAGGTTCAATTAACTATTACCGTCAATCATTCCCAACAGACGGGGGCGCAGCACAAAGCTTTTTCTTAGGTGCTGTTGAAGATAATTCACCAACAATAACAGTACTTGTTAATCCTAACGTCTCAAAGAGAGATGACAGTAATAACAATGCTACTGAAGCTGGAAATCCAAAAGTACAAATCAGAGTTTTAGGTGATGGGTTGAAATATGCCGCGCAAGTTGATTCTAATTTTACAGGTATTAATACAGCCGGTGTAACATACTTTACAACAGAAATCGGTGTTGGTGGTGCGCTCTATCCCTTAGGTTCCTATACAATAGATAACCCATATACAAAAGTTATTGGTAATGTACCTGGCAAGGTAAACAAGCTTTTACAAAAGCTAGATAATTATGACGTTTACCCATTAACACTTACTGTAGAAGGCGGTCTCGGTACAATTTATGCATCATCTTCTGCAAATAATGGTATTTTTGATGATACAAAATACATTTCTGCATATAGCGGTTTATCGTCTTCGTCAGGTATAAGCGGTAATGCAAAAGTTTTAAGAGATGCATGGGCATCAGTAGTAGAAGAATTTAGAACCTTTGCAGAAAGCTCACGCAAAGATCATTTGTTTATTGCAGACCCCTTAATACCAATCTTTGTACAAGGTACAAATGTTAAGACCATTGAAAGGCCAGACGCAACATTTACAACGAATATATATTGGCCATTACGTAATTGCTTTGATCCAATCAATACAAGTTATGCTTGTACATATGCAAATGTTGTGCTTGTAAACGACCCAACATTAAATGTACCAGTCTGGGCACCGTTCTCAGGCTTTGCCGCAGCATTAATGGCGAGAACGGATACTAATTACCAACCATGGTTTGCACCAGCAGGGTTTACGCGTGGTACAGTTGCAGGAGCAATTGACCTCGCATTATATCCAAAGCAAAAGCAACGCGATCAGCTATACAAGATCGGTACAAACCCTGTAGCGTTCTTTCCTGCAGAAGGTTTTGTTGTGTACGGTCAAAAGACCCTACAAAAACAGCCAAGCGCATTTGATCGTATTAATGTTCGCAGATTGTTTATCAATCTTGAAACACTTGTACGTAATACAGTAAAGAGCTTCATATTTGAGCCTAACACACTCTTTACACGTACACAGGTTATTAATACAAGCACGCCATTTTTCGAAAATGCTAAGAATACACAAGGTGTATATGATTATTTGATCATATGTGATGAAAAGAATAATACACCAGCTGTAATTGATGACAATCAACTAGTTGTTGATATATACATTAAACCAACAAGAACAGCTGAATACATCTTAGTTAACTTCTATGCTACAAGAACTAGCCAAGATTTTAACGAAATTATAGCATAACGAATAAATAATTTTATGGCAGATGTAAATCAATTAATATCGGACTTTTATAGAGTTGCGCAAGAAAGAGATTTCGCGCGTGATTTTCAATTTAGAGTATTATCAATTAATGCAGCAGATTCCGGTGTAACTTTTGATAATGATGATTTAGTTTATATTCGTACCGCTACATTGCCTGAGAGAGCAATACAGAACAAAACAGTTCCATATATGGGATTAAATTTTAATGTACCAGGTAGTGTTCTCTATCCCAACAGTGAAGCATATGCTGTTGAATTTTATGCAGATGCACAATCAAAAATTCGTCAAAAATTTGAAGATTGGTCTCGCAGCACATTTGATGATGCAAATAGCACAGGCAATTACTTTACACCAAAGCAGAGCTCAACAATAGACTTAGTTCAGCTTGATGCAAAACTAACTAAGGTTGCTCAATATCAACTTGTTGGTGTTTCCGTACGTAATGTAGGTCCCCTAGCTTATAATATTGCTGATGGTACAGGCGAAACATTAAAATTTACTGCAACATTAGCTTACCATTACTGGAAGAGACTTCCGTAATAACTAATATTTTTCACTAAATATTTTAGTGAATAACCCCATAACCGATGCAATTCAGGGTATTGTAAATAACGCAACTGGTTTAATTAACGGAAAAAATCCTCTTTTTGCTCCACAAGTAACAAATTTATTTGGGTTTAATATACCAGCCGTACCATTAGTTGGGGTTAGAGATTATTTTCTCTCACAAATGGAATCTTGGTCTACTGCTATTCCTTTAAGAACTCAGTGGGTAGTTTTAATTGATAGATACCCTGCCGCATTAAACACCAAAATTTTACAAGGATTAGAATTAATAGGTGGTGATAAAAAAGGTTATGAGCTTGGTACAGCATTATCAATTTTAAAAAGCTATCCTTTACAGCGTATTATTGGTTGTTTGTTTGCTTCTTCCGTGAGTATTCCACCCGAAACATTAGATACAGAATTTGCTCGTATAAAAAACAATAGAGGGTTTTTAGGTGCACCAATTTCTACTGACAGACAACCATATGGTTCTTTTTTAAGAATTGGCTTTAGAGAAACAAATACATCGTTTTTAGATGTAGTTGTAAGGCCTTGGATAATTTTAGCCTCTCATATGGGGTTAACTGCTAGACCAGGCGATATTAATGGAAAAAGAGATTTCTATAACGTTAAAACCGATATAACTATTATGCAATATGCACACACATACCAAAACATTTCAATGGTTCCGCGCAAAGTTTGGCAATTTTACAATTGTGTCCCGGTAACTCTTGATGCAGAAGAGATGGTATATGATCCAAGCGGAGAAGTTTTAGATGTATTTCAAACTAGCTGGGTATTTTCACATTATACAGTAAACTCTAATTTGTATTTCCCGTTAGTAAATATAATTAATCGTATTGAAAACGGACAATTGCCAATTATTTCACCTTTACAGAGTGGGTTCCAAGGCGGCTTTGGTTCAATTAATCCGTTCGGATTAATATGATTAATAGATTTAAATTACAACTCTTTATTCCAAGTCTAAACAGAAAAGAATATTTTGATGAGCTGCGCAATCTACATTTAATAAACATTCTAAAATTTATTACTAATAAAGACACTAAAGGTCTCTCACAATATTTTGACTTCTTACTTTTAGAGCTTTTACATAACAAAGAAATTTTCTACAAACTAGACGTATTTGATAAGTTTATTATATTATTACAATTAAAAGCAATTAATATAAATTCAGAAATTAAATTTAAATTAAAAATTGAAAATGAAAACAAATTAATTTTATTTAATTTGTTCAACGAAATAAAAAGTTTAACAGAAAAACCATTTGTAAAGAGTAAAGAAATAGAAATAGATAAAAATTTTAAATTATATCTCTCTTTACCAACAACCTTGTATATAGAAAATATTGATGATATCTTTAATCACTGTATTAAAACAATTATTATAGATAATGTAACTTATGATTTTGAAAAATTAGATTTATCTATAAAAGAAAAGCTATTTGAAAACATTTCTGGTATTCATACACAAAAAATTATAATGTTTTTTGAAGAAATAAAAGAAAGTTGCAAGGGGCTATACTTTTTATCTCAAAATAAATATCTTAACGAGCTCAATTCATTAGAATTAAATCCCTTTAACAATTCAATAATTAGTTTTCTTGAATTAATGTATTCGGAAGATTTAAAAAATATATTTGACTTAATGTATATACTAGCAAGTAAAATAAAAATTTCTATTGAAGAGTTTTTAAATCTTATTCCTTCCGAATCGTTAATGCTTTATTCATTATATGCTAAAGAAGTGCAGCAGCAGAATGATGATATAGAAAAATCTACTAAGAAAAATGATATACCGTTGAAAACTCAGCCACTTGTTTAAATAATAATAATGAGTTCCGAACTACTTCTTCAAAAATTACAAGAACTTGGCCAAAAAACAATTGATGTATATGTACCTTCTAAGAAAAAACTTGCAAAGTTTAAACCCCTCAATATTAAACAGCAAAAAGATGTAATTAAAGCATCATTAGATAAAAACATACCCGGGGTATCGTTTAATCAAGTCTTAAACTCAATAATATCTGCAAATCTTATTGATCAAAGTATTCAACCACTTGTGTCTGATAGGCCTTCTATAGCAATTGCATTACGAAAAGATATTTTCGGTACAAAAATTAAAAATGCAATTAAGAGCGCAGATTTAAATGAAGAGTCTGGTGAGTTCGATATAGAAAATATTATAAATTTGAACCTTCCACTTGATTTACCATCAAACAAAACAATAACTATGGGCACGCTTAATGTTGGTATAAAAATACCTACTCTTTCTGATGATAACAAAGTTAATAAAGAAATACAAAAGAATTTATCTCATTTAGTTGATAAAGAAAATACTTTAAAAGAAGTTATAGGTGAATTATTTGTGTATGAAATAGCTAAATTTGTAGATTTTATTGAAGTAGTAGGGGTCGAACGTGTTAATTTTTCAGATCTATCTGTTGTATCACAAATTAAATTACTTGAAAATCTAACAGCTGACGTGAACAAGCAAATAATGGATTTTATTGAAGAAGTAAGAGTGTTTGAGAAAAAATATCTATCCTTTACACATAATAATACAGAATATATTATAAATTTAGACGCTGCATTCTTTAATAACGAATAAGTATTTGTATACTTATGGCTGATAATATAGATGTAGCAAGCGCTATAGCTAATTTAACTCTTGCCTTGGAGAAAATGAATGAAAAAATCTCTAAGATAGAAGATAATAGTTTTTATATAGATGAGTTTAGAAAATCTAAAAATGCTAAATTTAAAACATTTGCTGACTTAGTAAAAAAAGAATTTAAGGACTATTTAGCTAAGCTTGCGGGCGGTACTAGCGGTGGAAGTACACCAGAAGGATCATCTTCTGAATTAGTTGAGTCTGGCGCAAAGAAAATAGGAGGGCCTGTTAGTAAAGTAAGAATTGAAGAGGTAAACCCCGCAGTATTTAAGATGTTGAGGGACATTATCATGGGGTTAATGCCAAAAGAAAAAGAAGAAGAGAAAGAAAAGAAAAAATCAAACTTTTTATGGGGATTATTAGCTTTGCTAACAGGTATTGTAGTTGGAGTTATTGAATTTATTGGTGGTTGGTTTAATAGAATAAGAAAATTGATTGGTAATTTAAAAGTTTTTCAATGGTTAAGAGATGCATTTATGACTTTAAAAAGTAGAATAGTAAATGCAGCAGGCCGCATCGCAAAAATGATTAGAGAATCAAAATTATTTAAAAGATTAGAAGGTATTTGGAAGGCTTTAATTGCATCTATAAGAGAATCATCACTTTTTAAAAAGATCAGAACATTTTTTAGTGAAGAATCATTTCTTGGAAAATTATTTAAAAGAATAGGAGCATTTTTTAGAGGTGAGGGCAAAGCCGGGAGCGCTATTAAATTAATAAGCAAGGCATTAAGTGGTATTGGCTCAAGTGTTCAAAAAGGCGCAAGTTTTTTTATGCGTATTGCTAAAACTGTAGGCAGTATAGGCAAAACAATTTTTAATGCATTGAAGAAAACTCCTCTATTTAAATTAGGAAAAATTATAGGCAGAGCCCTAGCACCTATATTTTTAGTTGTAGATTTAATTACTAATACTATTAAAAGTGTTAAGGAGCAAGGGTTTAGTTTTAAAGCAGTATTAGATGGATTATTAGGCGGTATAGTTAGTTTCTTTACACTCGGTATTTTAAATTTTGAAAATATTAAAAAATTAACCGATAAAATTACCGCTGCATTTGCTGAAGGTAATATTGTTGAAGGTGTTATGAGAATAATACTCGCTGTACCCGATTTAATTTTTCAAGGTATTGGTAAAATTGCAACATGGATTGCTGGTAAAATATTTGGCGAAGATGTAAAGAAAAAAGTGCAAGACTTTTTTAAAGGTGATTTCACTGGAAAAATTTTTGGATTAATTAAAAAAGCTCAGGATATATTTTTATGGCCCTTAAGAGCAATGTTGAAATTTATAAAAGATCATTTTAATGTTGATATAATTGGTTGGGCTAAAGAAATGCTGGATAAAGCTCCAGGATGGGTAAAAAAATTAGTTGGTTGGGTTTCTGGTGATTTAAAAGAAAGAGAAGATACACCGGCACCTGAAAAAAAGCAAGAAGCAGTAGCTGATAGCAAAAAAGGATTTTTTTCTGATATGTTCAAGGGACAAGCAGAGCAACCAGAACAAGAGGAAGAAATTGAAAAAGTGGATGAAACACCAGAATATGTTGTAGAAAAAGAACCTGATTTTGAAACAGAGGATGTAGAACCAGAATATACTGATAGTGCTGAAGAATCCGTAGATACGGAGCATCTTTCCTCTATATCTGAAGGTAATGATAAAATGATAGAATTACTGCAAAAACAGCTTGAAGTAATGACTTTAACAAAAGATTATCTAGAAAAACTACAACCTTCAAATACTGTTGCAACTAATGTTAATAATCAAAGTGTCGTAAATATGAGCACACCCAGCGGTGTAACAGGTTGGCGTCAAAGTGTGCTTGCTAGATAATTTAGTTATTAAATAATAATATGGCCGAGTCTTATTTATGGACGTTTTCACAAGACTTAAATAGAACTAAAGTCTATAAAAGCACCCCACCCTCACTTATACCAGCTAACTCTAAAACAAATAACAATTTAAGTCCCAACTTTTTAAAAAATAGTTTCACATCACCATATAATATAGATGTTGTAAATTCTTTTTACTGGACTATTCAAAATAATAAAACTTCAACCGGTCAATTGTACAGAGCTGAAGTACCAAGAATTGAATTAATAGAAAAGAAAATAAAAGTAAATGCAATAGTTAATCAAGCTTTTTATTCCGTTGCAACAGGTGTTAGTAAAGTTGGCGATGTTTCTGCTGAAGTAGGTAAGTTTTTTTCAGAACAAAGTGCAAAATTAACTGGTACAGGTGCAAGCGTATTGGGCGGGTTGGGTTCTAATATTACTAATTCAGTAAATTATTTAAAAGATGGTGTATCAAAAATTACAAATAAAGTTGGTTTAGGTGGACAATATGACGGTGTTTTAGCTCCCTATGATGGTCTTTATTTAACTGAAAATACGGGCTGGAAATATAATTTACCATACTTTGAAAATTTAAACAATGAAATTGCAAATACTTTTGGAGATTTAGATAATAGCGCTTTTTCGGAGCTTGCAGCAGGCATCGGTGCATTTATAAAAGCTGGTATAGATTTAGTTAATATAAAAGAGCCAGGAACATATATTGAACGTACAAAAATGTTTCAATTTCCTGACGGTGGTGACGATTTTACATTCGAATTCCCTCTATTAAATACTGCTAATGCTACTTTTATAGACGTAGTTAGAAATTGGCAGCTTGTATTTTTATTAATCTATCAAAACAGACCTCAAAGAATATCGAGAGATATTATTGAGCCTTGTGTAATATATGAAGTAATGATACCAGGAGTAAAATACACACCTTATGCATATATTAAAAAATTATCGGTAGAGTTTTTAGGAGCAAGAAGAACAATGAAACTACCAATACCACAACTCGGAAATAACGGTCAAGTTTTATCTAATACAGAAAGTTTTGAAACTATAGTGCCTGATGCATATAAAATATCTATTACAATGTCAAGCCTTGTAGCCGAAACAAGAAATTTTCTTTTTTCAATGTTATATGAAAAAAAATCTTTAGTCTCAACAAGTTCTAGAGCAGGTTCGGTCGCAAGCTTGGGTAATATAACTGATCCAACAAGAAATAGTATACTTGCAAGCGGCGGTACAAATTTAGCAATAGAAAATACTATTAACGGGTTACCACAATCGCTACCCAATTATTCAACAGGTATAAATATTTAATTATGGATACAAATCAAATAGGTGAGTATCAAAATAATATAACCGACATGCCACGGTTAGCACCAACTAGGTATGAAAACATATTTAAAATGTATAAAACTATTTACAATCAATACTATTATAATATATTAAACACAATACAACTACCTGATGATTTAAACCCATCATTGTATTATAATATACAAGTTTCACAAAAAATGCCGTGGACAATGATTAGTTTTAATGAATATCAAACAATGGATTTATGGTGGTTAATTTGCTTAGCAAATAAAATTGATAATCCTTTAAAATTAGCTGAAATAGGCACGAATTTAAAGATAATAAGAACAGAGTTTTTAAAATTTATATTAGACGAAATAAAATTAAAGCTTTAAAATGAGCATCTATAATACAGTACTACCTTCACCAAATACTGATAATATATATAGATTTGCTGATAATACAGAATTTTTTTATGATTTAATTCTTTATAATGCAAATGAAGAATTTGTCAGACTAAAAACACAATCAGTAGTTGAACTTGTAATAAACGACAATTTATTAAATTCGTTTCATAAAGGAACGTTAGTCTTTAAGAATGATATGGATTCAATAGAAAAAATTACATCAGAGACACCAAATACTTCACAGAATAGTTTTTTACCCAAAAATAATAATAATGTTAGTTTATTACCTTTTTCTTTTAGAGGTGATTCAAGAGATTATTTAATAGTTGATATTTGCCCTAAACTAAATGAAGATAATAATTACGATTACGGGGATAAAGTAAACAAAATATGGAGATTAAAATTTGTGTTTGCAATTTACGAAATAGAAGACATAACGGGTAATACTAATGATGAAAAGTTTAAAAAATTATACTTTTGGGACTATTCATATCAATTATTAAGTGAAAAAAATATAGACTTTACAACTGCAAATTATATTAAAAGCCCTGAAGTTTTTAATTTAGACGATTCAGATAGATCTATTAAAACAGGATTAGCTATAAAAAATATTATATCAGAAACGTTTGCAAGTAATGAAGGGTTTAAATTAAAATTTGGTGAATTCGAAGAGGGCTCGACAAATATTTTTTACAGTTCACCAGTAAATTCTACAGCGCTTGATGATTATAAATATATTGATTCTTTTCATGTTAGTAGCCCAGCAAACAATTATGACTTTTGCGTATTAAGAAAAGAAAGATACACA